TATACTCCATATGGAGGAAAAATTCCGGATGATATAGTTTTACAATTACTAAAATTAATAGAAGCTCAACCAGATTTGAATAAAAATGTGGCACAAGCTATTTCTTTAGCAAAACAAGGTAAACTTTCTCCAACTCAATACATAAAAGATACGGAATTAAAAAATATCAAAAATCATCCTAGATATAAAGCAATTGGTGGAGTTTAAAACTTATATATAAACAAAAAAAAAGGGGGGGAAATATCCCCCCCCTTTTTTTTATTCGAAAGTTACAAACCAATCAGGGTTTAAAGGGTGTGAGTAAGGGTCTACAAACATAAAAACACCTTGAGTTTTTTCTAAAAGGATAATAGTACCAAACTCATCTCTATTTTTATTACGATACTCTACGATTTCTACTGATTTAAAATCACCATCTTTTAAATTAATTTTTGAAAATCCAATTACTTCGAACCCAAAGGCACAATATAAATTATTGTAAACTACATCTCCGTCTGTTAAAAATTGGTGATTTGAAAAAAATTCACACCATTCAGTTGAAGGTGAATCTTCTGTTGGTACAAATACAAACTCACCATTTTTGAAAAAATTTCTGTGTTTACTAAAACCTTTTTCAGTTGTTTCAGTTTTATTCCCCTGTGGATTGATACCATATCTTTCAGGTAACGGAACATAGGGAACATTAAGAGAATCTAAAACATATAACACAACATAGTTAGGGTATAAATATGTTGGAGTTTGTGAGAATGAAACCAAACTAACCATCACTAAAACAAGAGAAAGAAATAAGTTTTTCATAGGACTTGATTATTTAATTATTTATACAAATATACACAAAATATTCCTCTACACAAATATATTTATAAATAAAATATTTTATTATGAAAAAAGTAGTTAGATTGACTGAAAATGATTTAGTTAGAATTATAAAAAAAGTTATATCTGAACAAGGTACAACACAACCTATACCACAAAATAATGTGTTAGGTAAGAGTCAAAATGCAACCGAAGAAGTCGTTGATGGAGTTAAGACATTCAAAGTATCGGGTAGAGACAAGAAAAATTTAGAGGGTATTGCTAATGAAAAGGGAGAATTAATTTTTGGTAAGGGTAAATTTGAGACAATAAATGAAGTTAATGGTAATTACCCAACTATACTTGTAATTAAAAAAGATGCGTATCAAAAATTAATATCAAATGAAGGTATCACTGTTCAACAAACCGAACATTGTGCGGAGCCAAGATGGAATGGTAAAAATTGGGTATATAAACAAAAAAGTGGTAAGAGTACAGGTGCATTTCCTGAAAGACCATTAGCTTTTGATAATTTTAATAGAATACTTAATGGGAAAGGGTCAATATTTGGATGTTCAGAACAGGATAGACACGTTTCGGATAAACATAAAGGGGATTATTCAGGAGGTAACTTTACAACCCCTTGGGTAAGTAAAGCGTCTAAAGATTTCTTTAATAATCCTACCGAAAGTCAAAATTTTTATAATTTTTGTAGTATTTTAAAGGCTGGAAGTTTTTATCGTATAAATGGTTTCCGAGGAGTAACAGGGAAATGTCCGGTATTTATTAAGGGAAGTGATAGGATAATGACTCAAAATTTATCTAAAAATGATTATATAGTAATTCAAGGAATGTAATTAAAAAACCCTCTAACGAGGGTTTTTCTTTTTACAATTAACATCAAAACACATGTAACCTTCAGTGGTCTCATCATTAATATCGTATTCAATTAACATATTAATTGATTTATTATCTGATTTGTATAAAGCAATAACTCCTTTAAAACCATTATCATCAATACATTCAAAAGATACTAAAACATCAGTTGATGGAACTTTAAAAATTTCTGTGATATTAAAATTATAGACCTCATCATCACTTAATCTCATAGATAAAGTTTTATTTGTTACATCAATAGTGTAAACTAATTTACCTTTACGTAAACTTGTGTAATCAATTAATCCTTGTTCAACAGAAGGGATAAATTTAACTTCTTTTGGATGTTGGAAATATTGAATAGTATCAGTTGTTACAACAAATACTTGTGAGTTAGCAACCAAACCAACCATTACTAAAACAAGAGAAAGAAATAAGTTTTTCATAGGACTTGATTATTTAATTATTTCTACAAATATACACAAAATATTCGTCCACACAAATATATTTATAAATAAAGTGAACTTTGTTCATAAACTTTAAAACCACGTTAATGGATAATGACGAAAATGAAACGAATTCTAAAGGAAAATGTTGCCACCTATTGCCTTATGCTCGCAATGTTTTTCAATCCACTAGGATTCGACATAATGTTCAAAGCAATTTTAGATTACACAAGTTCCTATTGGATTACCACAGGAATTTTCTATTGTATTTCAGCATTATTCTTTGGGTTGTATTTCTTATTACGAAGTAAAAAATGAATATCAAAAAAATCATCAAAAAAGTTCTTAACGAGTCAGTGGAAAAACCACTTATATCAGAACACCTTAATTATCATGTAACAAATGATATACCTCTAAACGACAACATCTTTAGATTTGGTTCAGAGGAGTTTTTCAATGTAATTAACGAAGCTCGTGAGTTATATTTTGAAGGAATGGTTGAATTAAATGAGGACGATGTTGAACTTGTTGAATCTGATTTTGGAAAACAAGTTAAATTATCAAGTGGAAGAGTTATTTACTTGGATACTCCTATGGAAGAAGAGTTTATTTCTGAAGCTGAATATAACGGAAAGAAAGTAGAACTTGGAAAACCAAGAAGAAATACTGGTGGTGGAAAGAAATATGTTGTTTATGTAAAGAACCCATCAACAGGTAGAGTTAAAAAGATTTCATTTGGTGATGTTCATGGTGGATTAACTGCCAAGGTATCTAACCCTAAAGCTCGTAAATCATTTGCAGCTAGACATCAGTGCGCTAAGAAGAAAGATAGATTAACTGCTGGTTATTGGGCATGTCGTCTGAACCGTTTTGGTTATTTGTGGGGTGGTAAAACTTATCCAGGATTTTGGTAATATGAAACCGTATAAAGATAAACAACTTACAGAAACTTCGAAGATAAGAGTTTTCAAATCAGATGTTGATAGTGGTGAACTACAATGGCATCGTGATAGAGAAGATAGATTGGTTGAAGTAATGGAAGGTAATGGTTGGAAGTTCCAATTAGATAATCAATTACCAATCAATTTGACTGAAGGACAAGTATTATTAATTCCAAAAGGAACTTATCACAGAATATTCAAAGGAAAGGATGATTTAAAAATCAAAATTGATTTTATCTAAGAATTCTTTTAACAACCGTATCAATCAATCTTTTTAAGAAATTACCTGAGATGGTAATAAGACCAAATGAAACAAGTGATTTTGTTAACATTTCAGCGTCGTTCATATCCCACACACCTTCAGCCACTGCGTCGTAAATCATAGGAATGATTGGAACAAGAAATGCGTAACTCAACATGTTTGATATACTAAAAGTAATTACATTTAAACTTTTTAAGAAATCAGCTAACGCTCCTTTTAATTGGTTTGCTTTCATTGCTCCTGTTTTAAAAGGTTCTTCCAAACCATGTTCTTTAATTTTTTCAATTAAACTTTTAACAAATGGTTTTTCCTGAAAGAAGATTACTGAAGCAATACCAACGGCAATTAACGAAGCATCTTTTTGTGTGATATCAGGATATTCACCATTGAGATACTGCATTACAGGACCCATAAATCCTCCGATTGATGCTCCCCATGTCAACATCATCTTTAAATTAAGTGAAGTGTTTTGTTGAACGTCATGAACAATTTGTTTGGTAAATTCCATTCCGTCTTCCTGAACTTCTTTTACACGTTCATTAACTTCTTCAAACAATAACTTTCTTTGTGATTCGGATATTATATACTTCATTGTATTTATAAATATATGAAACCGAAATTAAATCCTAGTTTGAAAGAGGGTGACAGAATTGTCTTGATTAATATGACCGATGAGCCGACATTATCTTTTGGTGACAAAGGAACTTTTATGGGTGTTCACAGAGGTGGCGGATTTAATCAATATAAAGTTAAGTGGGACAAGGGTGGTTCATTATATATGTTAGATGACGATAAATGGATGAAGGAAGAAGATTTCAATGAAATGATGGAAAAAAAGAAAAA